ATCACTCGAATTCGTAACGCTTTGAGAGTAGCTCAATGAACTTGTCAGAAGCGCGGCGATTAACATTAGTCTTTTTAACATATTTGATAACGGTTTCAGGTTGTTTATTGATTAATTCATTATTGGCGATAAGCAATTGGGCATTCTCATCCAGCAAGGTATCAACCTGAGCATTCAGGCTATTGTAATTACCCTGCAATTGGATTAATTCGCTTCGCTTATCCGTAAGGTCTTCAATTAATGTTTGGTTGTGGTCTTCCGCGACCTTCAGCCGCGTTCCAAGGAAGATCACCCCCAGCAGCAGTACGCCGCATGCGATTTTGTAGATCATTTTGTTTGGTTTTATGGTTTAAAATATTGCATTCGCTTTACGCCATTCTTTAATAATTCGCCTCAATTTCTTGGCCGATTCCTCATCGAATTTGTCATATTCGACCATGTGGTTAAAAGCTTCTTCATCAATACCGGTGGCTAATAACATCAGCTTCTTGTTCATTCCAAGCTCCATTGAGTCAAGAATCAGGTCGGGTAGTTTTGTCTCAATCATTGATTAACTTAATGAGTACCTTCTTTTCAATTTGAAGGGCGAAAGATAATCTATCCAACTCATCCAACGACAATAATTTTGGAGCTTTCATGGCATGGTAGAACTTGTTGCGCGGAATACCTGTGCGCTTTATTATATGCTCGTTCTTGAGGCCAGTACTTTTAATCAGTTCCTTTAATTTTGACATAGGCGCAAATGTATAAATAAGTAGTTACAACAAACAAGCAATAAAAATAATTGTGCTGATAATCAGCCAAATAAAAAAATATAGGGTTTTTTGTTGTGTAATTACAAAAATGTACTAATTTAGCGGCATCAAACAACAAAACAACATGAAACCAATCACCGCTTTCGCTGCCGCATTCCTAGCAATGGCCGCAGCCGACCAAGATCACATCGTAACAGCACTTGTCATGATGTGCGTATCAGTTTACTTCTTTCTAAAAACCTTAGAGAAAAATGAGCATCGAGGACTTTAACAGCAAAATCATTACTAAACAACCAATCAAAACAGAACAAAATGACACAATCCAAACCAACATCAATTGGAGCCTCATCGAGCGGCTCCGAGCCTATTGGCTCATCAACGGACCAAACACAGACAAGCAGTGCGCAGACCACCTCAAAAGAATCCGAATACAATCGTCGGTCTATCCCACCTGAAGGATATCTACCGCCTCACTTTGCTAAGCTTCGTTCAATAATGGAACAGCATAAGGTAGAGCTACCATTTAAGGCCGAAATAGAACTCATTGAGTTAATCTATGATGTATGGACAGCTGGCTTCAAAGAACGCGGTAAAACATGTCAATAATGGACATAAAGCTAAACGCCTGCTACTACAACATCTTCAACGGTCAGATAGTAATGACCTCAGCCATCATTGGCGATTGGGTTTACTACCTTAAAAATGGCCGCGAATTCTCAAAACCTAAAACAACATTCAACCAAACTTATAAACCATGTCAGAGAACCAAAAACTAACGCACTGGAAGCAACTCAAGAATCCCGATTACATCGGGGCCTATGCTCTCCAACCCGGTGAGGAACTAATCCTTACCATTAAATCATCAGGAGTCGAACAGGTAGCCAATACCGATGGCAAGAAACAAGACTGCCTCGTCATCCACTTTATGGAACAGGTCAAGCCGATGATCCTGAACACCACCAACGCCAAAATCATCTCCAAGGTGCATCAGACACCTTACATGGAGCAATGGGTTGGCAAAAAGATTCAAATCTATGCGCGTAAAATCCGTGCATTCGGTGAGGATGTCGATGCGCTTCGAATCCGTGACTTTGTTCCTAAATCGGTAACTATCGACCCAGCCAAGGCCATCGCAGCCATCAACGCCTGCACCACCTTGGATGAACTCAAGAAGCTTTACACTTCCCTAAGCAAAGATGAACAAGGCCACCCCGATGTCATCAAGGCTAAGGATAATAAGAAGGGAGGTCTGGCATGAATATAATGGATGCAGTAGCAGTATTATACTCCTTTGAACAAGGATGTTTTCACTTGGAAACCATGAAAGAATACATCCAATCAAATCTAAGAGCTACAATGGATAAAAAAGATCATCAATATAGATTGATTGCCATAGCTGAAGATTTTAAGGAAGGCAATATAATTTGTAGCCAATTTAGAACACTAAAGGACTTTAGAAAGGAGGAATTATCATGATCCGCGAAATCGAAATAGAGCTTGACAACTTCCGAGTAATAAACGCCCTTGTTGACCTTTCATGGTCAAATTACGCCCCTTCTGAGTTCGCATCAGGTTATTCCGAATGCTCTTGGAAATGCCTATCACTAACCGAGCTTACTGAAGATGGCACCATCATCAAACACCACATTCCAGACTATTATTCACAAATCGAAGAAATCATCTCCAACCTATGATCATACACAACTGCCAACAAGGAACCCACGAATGGCTTCAAATCCGACTCGGTAAGATAACAGGGTCGCGCCTTAAAAAAGTGCTAGCCAAAGACAACCTAGCCCTAATCGATGAACTCATTGCCGAAGAAGAAGTAGGCCTAATGGATGAGGATGACTTCATCTCCGAGGACATGCAGCGCGGCATTGATATGGAACCGCTAGCAATCCAAGAATACGCCAATATCACTGGTCATGAAGTTGACCATCCTTGCCTGATTCAGTCAGCCACAGAACCGCTCCTGATGATGTCTCCTGATGGCTATATCGGAACCACTGGAGCAGTTGAAATCAAATGCCCAAAGACCAAGACCCACATTAAATATATCCGTCAAGGCAAGATTCCAAACGAATACAAGGAGCAGATTTGGTGTTATTTCATGGTCAATCCCGAGCTTCAATGGGTGGACTTCGTAAGCTACGACCCACGCCTGACCAAGAAGCCTATTTGGATTCTACACATCACACGCGAAGAGGTGGCCGAAGATTTGGAAACTGCCACAGCTGAACTCAATAAATTCATAACCAAACTAAACAACTACCGCAATGAAATCTTCTTTTAAAACAGCCTATAAAGGGTTCTACTGGAAGCGCAGGCACGAAGCTGAACGCAAGCGCATCATCGAGACAGGTCGGTGTCTATGCGGAGCCAAGCTTGACAAATTCAATCAAATCATTGACAGAGGCTATCAGTACGGCTTTGAATGTGAGGTATGCCGATGAACCACCGCTGGACACAAAAGCAAGTCGAATTTATTATAAGGAACGGCATGCTATCAGATCGCGAAATATCCAACCATATCGGTGTGGATGCTGCCAAAATCAAATCATATCGCAGGCGCAACGGTATCAAAAAAGACCCCAAGTTCCTGACCGATTGCCTTACCAACATCAAAAAGCATGGCGGAGGTAGGCCAGTCAAGAAATAATATCTCGCGCTGAATACAATGAAGCCTTGACCATTGTCGAGCTATATCACAAGCAACTGCTGGAGATATTCCTGATGCACAAAAACAAGAATTGGGAAGAACTGACCATTGGTGACTTTGTGATATTCGATAAAAGCCTATCCAAAAACATCATCCCAAACAAGCCCTACCAAGTGACTTATGTCTCAGCTGATTGGAAGCAACGCCGAATCGCCTATTATGGGATAATAGGTGAGAATGGTAAGGAGAAATGGATGCGAAAATTCGCCAACGGTTACCGAGTCAGGCTCACATAACCACCCCATCGGCAATCTGAAACTGATTGACCGTAAAGCTCCCATCTTCATGCAAATCCACAGTAGCTCCGCCTTGGGTCCATTGGTTCAAGACTCCCGTATAACGAGGCTTCAAATACGCGAGACAACCAATGGCCCAGGCACTGTGGACCTCATCAGCAAGGTTCCTGCTAGAATCAACCTGATTCTTATGAAAGTGTCCAAACATCACATTAACACCAACCCTCATCCTGACCTGCCTGGCGATATTAACCGTACCGCTTTTCAACCCCAACTCATGGCCATGCGCTATCCAAAGCTTACCGAACCTAGCAACCTTATGCTCAGGAACATGGATTATGCCATGTTCTTCCAATTCCAACTGAGTCGGTATGTCCATTCCGAATAACTTCACCAGCTCCGGTGCCTTGGAAGCCACATAAGCCTCCAACCTTTTTTCATGGTTGCCATCCTTCCAATAGATAGGGATATTCGGAAACAACTTTCTAAGCGACTTCACAAAGCTTCTGCCTACTTCAATCTCATCGCGCAGATACCTACCATCAGGCATCTTTTCAAATCGGCTCACATCCTCCAAATCCATAATATCACCATTCAAATAAATCCCATCAACCTTGCGCTTTTTGAACTCCGCAAAGCAAGCCTGAACCGCAAACTTGTCATGATATGGCAAATGGATGTCATTACATATACCTAACCTATTGATGCCTTTTATTGTAATTGGCTCATTAATTTCCGACCAACTATTGGGGAAATCAACAGGGACATTTAAAGGATCGCTGAAATCCGCTTCACCTATGGCTGCATCGCCCAGTAATGCTTTTTCAACATGTCCTAAATCTCTGTCAAAATCCTTAATTCGCCCTGACCTGCAATCTGCCACATAACCGCGAGCAGTGTTATATGCAATATTTAATTCAGGGTGCATCTTCAGAAACAGCCTAGCAACACGCTCCAGACCGATGCCAGTGGTTATTCCATTGGCATCATTCTCAGTGAGCCACTTATTTAGAATTTGTCTTGCACTCATAGATTTCTTTGATTAAGTAACCGAATAAATACGCGAAACTCTCTTCGCTGCTGTCATCATGCTTAAGACCTATATACCTGGCATGGTCCATAACCACATGCCAAACCTCATGGGCTATGGTCTCCAAATCAAGCTTGGTGAACATTATAGCATACTGACCGGGCATCGAATGACTCAAATAGCAAGTCTGCGCATCGGTATCGGCATCCATAGTGAACTCACTTGGGTCGAACTTTTCCGCCTTTTTTCTGATGCGATTTAGCTTTTTGGCAACCTCATAAGCCGTAGCCTTGACAAACACATGCACCACAAATGGGCGGTCCTTTAAGGCTATCTTTTTGTAAATCACGGCATAAATGTAAATTGAAAAGTTCTCAAAAATACATTAAAGGGGTGACTTATCAGTTATTACAATTGTACTTTTTGGCGAAAATCTGTATTAGCTTAGCACCATCATTGTGACAGATGAGGCAAGAAATTGGTGATTCCCCACCTAGTTAACCCCCAAAGCTGTCTGTCACCAGCCGAGGGGGTTTCTTATTGATTAACCATTTAAATCAACTTATATGAACCTTACAGGAAAACTAACCCGAATCCTTCCACTTGAAAGTGGAACATCCAAAGCAGGCAAAGAATGGAAAAAACTATCTTTCGTGCTGGAGTACCAAGATGGCAGCTTCACCAAGCTCGCATGCATCCAAGTAAAATCAGATATCCTCATCGGAACACTCAACCAATTCCGCATCGGTGATACCCTATCCTGCGAAATCAAAATCGAAGCTCGCGAATGGCAAGACCGATTCTATACCGACATAACCGCTTGGAAGATTTCCAAGGCTGAAACCCAAGCCCCTTTTTAATTATTAACCCTTAAACACTTTTCTTATGATTAAACAACCAAAAATCCAATCAGTTCAAATCATCCCAGTTCAAGACATGGTGGCCTTTAGTGTAGACACCGTTGCAGGCGAAACAATAAAATGGGATATCATCGCTATCAGAGTAACCGTATATGAGGATGGTCACACAGCCTGGTATCCGGTTAACATGGAACACATCGCCATTGAATCCATATTGGATTCCAATAATGTGGACATTTATTGGGACTACATCAGGTATAAAGGAGAACCTTATGGAATCGACCCATTTCATTTTGACAAGCCAGAATCAACCAAAGTTCATGAGTGATGGCGGAAATCAAGACCTTGAATGTGATTGCCACCATTCTTAAAAGTGGCCCACCAAAAACAGCTTTGATGATCGCTAAATCGACAGGCATCCATATCAGAAGTGTTTACCGTTACATCAACTGGATTGATGACATGTCAAGAACCTTTGAGCATAAAGTGGAAAGGAAAGTTATCAACGGCTCATCCTATTACCACTTGAGGCCATTCGATTGATTATATTTGCAGTATCGGGAAAGTAGAGACTCCCTCAACTTTTTAAAACTAATCAGCCCTGAATGGGGTGGATTCTATCGGATTATGGTTTCTCTACACCTCCCACCGATGGATGAAACCCCTACCAGGGCTTAATAATTTAAAACCATGAGTAAATTTCTCAAAATCAAAAAGGCTTCTTTGGAAGCGGACAAGTATGGAAACATCATCAAAGTCAACATGATTGGCATTCATGATGAAAATGGCAAATGGATTAAATGGATCAAGCTTAATCAAAAAGCCATAGATTCAATATTGGAAAAAGAGATATCCATCAGCGATGAGCTGGCCAATGAACTCATAAATCCTCAATCCAATGGCTAAATTCAAAATACACAGCCCATCAGGAGCGACTCATTTCGTTCACATGGAAACAAGGGAAAAAGCCATAGAACATGTGGCCAAAATCGAAAACGCTGATAATGTTCAGGATTACCATAACTTTGACTCCCTCGTTCAAAAACTAGACTTATCACCCAATCCGCAGAATCTGTTCGAGTCCGAGCCTGAACCAAAGCCAGCTTCCGGAATACTGCTAGCCCTTGAAAACCGTAAAATATCAACCTCAAGGAAATACCATACCGAGCAATCACTTAAAATGTCAATGGAAATTGCCGTTCTAATCGATAAATACAAGCGGTACGGTTACAGCCAATACGATATGGAGGATTTATCTAAACTACTTGACCAATATGACAGAATCAGACCGAAATGAGGTTTACAACCAAATCGAGTCATTTTACAGATGCCTTGAAATTGGCTATTATACGAAACAAGACCAAGCCCTTATGGATCTTGATGGTCTGATGGATGAAATCAAAGCCCTTTGGAGGAAATACGAGATCATCATTGATAAGTTCCAGCACGATTACCAATATGATGGTTCGCCCATCTACGCCATCAATATGCCCAAATTCACCAGGGATCAGATAAGGTCAACATATTTTGAATTGCAAAATCTTGAAAAAAAAATAAGAAAAGATGGACTTAATAGCATGCGCAAACAGTTTCCTGATGGAGGGGCTAAATCCTCTGCCACTAAAAAAATCAAAGGCTCCACTTCTTCCAGCAGGACACAATTTCCTCTATTCGACAATTGACAGAATCGAGGAAAGGTTTGCCAAGGCTGAACTCATAGGAATAGCCTGCGGAGCTGTTTCCGATGGGTTCTACTGCATAGATTTTGACCGCCATCAAGGTCAGAATCTTGACCCCATTTTTTATGATTTCTTTGAGAACGCAACGGTTCAAAGATTCATAAACCTTAAGCAGCTGACTATAGTAAAAACCCCTTCTGGTGGTTATCATGCCTATCTAAAGACTCCAACCAAGATGAAAGGTCAGACCTTCTCTCGGTACAATGATGGCAACACCATGATTGAAATGCGAGGCAATGGTCAATATTCAGCCGTTTACCCATCCGCCAACTACATCAAGATTGCAGGTCCTGAATTAGAGGAACTGGATAAGATAGATTATACAGCCTTTGAATTCCTTGTCGAAGTATGTAAATCCTATGACCAAAACACGGTTGAACAAACCGAAAACACCCATGATCGGAAATGGCCTGAGAAATGGGATGACTCCAACCCAATCGGAAACTTCAACAACACCCAAGCCGATTATGCAAAGGAACTCCTGATCAAACAAGGTTGGAAGAAAATCGCTCTTCGCCGTGATGGAATCGAAACTTGGCAAAGACCTGGTAAAGGAATTGATGAGGGCATATCAGCCACCTTTGGAGCCAAGTTCAACATGTTCTATGTGTTCAGCTCGAATGCTCAACCATTCGCCGAATCCACTGGATACAATCCTTTTCAAATATTCACTATCCTCGAACATGGAGGCGATTGGAAAAAAGCAAAGGATGCCATATCACCAAGGGTTGAGATAAGGCCTGAACCTGAAGTCCAAATCGATAAAGCCTCCTTCCCCATAGATGTGTTTCCAACGGAACTGCAAGGGTATATCCGTGAACTCAAAGGGTCATTGAACTTCCATCAGGACTTCTCTGCCGTGGCAGCCATGTTCACGGTAGCCACCATCAATGGCAACCGGTACAAGCTTAAGGTTAAGAACGGTTGGAACGCTCCGACCATATTTTGGTTCGCCTGCGTGGGTCATCCTGGTACCATCAAAACTCACCCAGTAAGGCAGATGATAAACCCAATCTTTGATATCGATGCCTCATCAAAGGAGTTTTATGATGCCGAGATGATGAACTATGATCCTGATGCCAAGCCTAAACGGCCAAAGCCAAAGTTCAAACAGATCCTCATCAGCGATTACACAATTGAAGCCCTACACTCGATTCATGACTTCAATAAGCGCGGAATCGGACTTTACAAGGATGAACTTATCGGTTTTCTCAATGACATGAATAAATACCGTAAAGGTTCAGATGAGCAGTTTTGGCTAGAGTCCATCAACAACGGTAACTATGTGGTCAACAGGGTCAGCAAAGAACCCATAATGATCAAGAATATCTGCATCAATATCATCGGAACAATTCAGCATGATGTGTTAAATAAGATGATTTCCACCTACCAAGGAAACGGTCTCATCGATAGGTTCCTGTTTACCGCCAGTGAAGATCAGGTATACGAAATAAGCCCCCATGAGATTGATGAATATTGGCCTCAGATGTTCAAAGACCTAATTATTAAAGCCAACAGGAATTTTACTTATTTTGACAATAAGGATGAGAAAATCATCCAAATGACTCCTGAAGCTTTTGCCGAATACCGTAGAATCGATGCCAGTTATGTGGAGGTCCAAAAGAATGAAATAACTCCACAATACATTAAGAATTACCTTTCTAAGATGAAAACCTATGTTCCCAGGTTCGCCCTGCTGCTGGGTATAATGGATGAGATTTTTTACAATAACGCCATTGAAGTGAACGAAACCCACATGGTAAATGCTGGAAGAATCGCTGATTATTTCATTAAATCTGCTATGGATGTGTTCATTGCCAATGATATACAGGCACAAATCAAGCAGATTGCCGATACCATGAAATCCAAGACCAAACATGAAAAGATTGTTGAACTCTACAAGAAAGGATTCAAGCAGTCAGATTTGGTAAAGTTCTTTGGTGATTCAAAGCAGACCATCTATTACCACCTTAAAAAAGAGGGAATGGTAAAAAAGTAAAAGGTTTTTACCGCCGTTTTTTCATACGCAATCAATTCCAAGTGAATCGGTTGCGTTTCTTTTTTTTACCATTTTTACCATTTTTTATTACTTATAGGAAAATAAGTATATAGAAACCAAGAAAGGTAAAAAAAGTAAAAATTTAGTAAAGTGAGTATAAGATATATTATATAAGATATTAATATTTATATACTTATATATTTAAATATATACTTATATCCTTTTACTTTTCTTTTACTTTCCCTTTACTTTTTTTACTTTTTTTTACTTTACTACCTTTGAATCATGAAACCATTAGACCATCTCAAGCAGTTAAGCATTGAAGATAACCGTAAGAGACACCCCGACTTCCCTGATTCCTTCCGACCGACCAAGGAATACAAGACCAGCACAGCCAATGGACTGACCAAGGCGGTGGTGGACTTCCTGAATTTCAGTGGCCATTTCGCTACACGCATCAATAACCAAGGCACTTGGGTCAGGGATAAATTCAAGAAAGGGGGTGGCTTTTATAGGCCATCAACGCAAGTCAAGGGAATCGCTGATGTGGATGCGCTCATCAAAGGTTACAAGGTGGCAATCGAAATTAAAATCGGGGCTGATCGGCAAAGCCCGGCTCAAAAGGACTATCAATCCAAAATTGAGCGTGCCGGTGGCTACTACTGGATCGTGAAGGATTTTGACCAATTCCACCAATTATACACTACCTTTGTAGAATCAAAAGCTTCTAATCATGCCATTTAAGTCCAAATCACAGCAGCGGTTTATATGTGCTACTGACCCTAAGCTTTGCAAGAAATTCGCATCAGAAACGCCTAAAAGCGCATATAAGAGCCTCCCAGAGAAGGTTCGCAAGCGCAAATGAGATTCTCAATAAAACTCAATGCCATTTAAAAAAGGACAATCAGGAAATCCGAAAGGACCGGAACCAGGCTACAAGCATGAAAAGACTCTGCAATGGGAAGCATTGGGTGAGGCATTATTGACCAAACATTCAGAACGTGCCAATAAGATTTTGGAGACAATGCCTGATGATAAGTTCCTAGATAACTACGGCAAGCTGCTCGAATACTTCAAGCCTAAGCAGGCGCGCACCGAGATAAAGCAGGAAGGCACGCAACAGGTCGAAGTGATTATAACAAGAAAGGCGGAATGATCTGCCAGTTGATGTAATTGGCAACACTGTTCCTTCATGGGGCAGCATGGGGGTTCGACTCCCCCACTGGCAACAATGGCGATAATACTAGAACTTCCAAGACCGCATTTGAACCAACAGTTTTTGTTGGACAATCGCAAGCGGTTTAATGTTCTTAAGTGTGGCAGGCGATTTGGCAAGACCGAGCTTTGTCAGGAGCTGATAGCCGAGGCATTTGAAAACGGTTGGTTTACAGGCTATTTCAGTCCAACGTATAAGGATTTGTACGAGGTTTGGAAAACCACGCTCAACAATTTCCATAATGTTATCGTGAGCAAATCGGAGACAGTCAAGCAGATAGTGTTCTTGAATGGTGCAAAGGTTGACTTTTGGAGTATGGAAGAGCCTAACTCCGGTCGAGGTCGCAAGTATCATCGCGTGCTAATCGATGAGTGCGAAAAGGCAGGTAAGTTTCAGGAGGCTTGGGAACAGGCGATAGCACCGACCCTAACCGACTTTGGCGGTGATGCTTACTTTCTTAGTACGCCTCAATTTGGGCAGACCTATTTCAAGAAGCTTTGCAAGAATCAGGACTTAAAGCCCGATACTTGGAAGACCTTTGTTTATTCGACTTATGACAATCCCCATATCAATCGGGAAGAGATTGAAATGATGCGGACCATATTGCCTCCATTGGTATTTGATTGCGAGTACATGGCAGCCGATGTAGATGGCAAGGCAATGAATCCATTCCTTTATGCGCTGGATGATATGCACTTCAGTAATGATGTTCAGATGGATTGGAAAAAGCAGCTGCATATAGGAATCGACTTCAACCTTAACCCATTCGCCGTAGTTTTCGCCAACATATGGCGCGATGAATTGGGGCTGCATGTCAACTTCGTCAATGAGTTCAGCATCGATAACGGTTCGCTCCAATCTATGGCGCAGCGCATCAAGGCCATGTATGGACCTATCTTGCATAATGCCAAGCTCACTGGTGATGCAATGGGTAAAAACAGGAACATAGCTCTAGCCGATAACGCCAGCAACTACGAGACCTTGCGCCGATTGTTGGGCATCAGGGAATCGCAGATAATCATACCGCCCAATCCTACCCATGAGGGCAGCCGTAACGATTTCAACTACCTGCTACATATTAGTCAAGACCGCAAGAATCAGACTCATTTGAAAGTTAATCCAACCAATTGCCCAGGTTTAGCCCACGACATGCGGATGGTTCAGTGCGATGCCACTGGTTCCATCATCAAGGGTAACCGTAAGGATTTGACACAAAAAGCTGACTTCCTTGACTGTGCGCGTTATATTATTAATACATTTGTAAAGCCCGACATCGAGCGGCACCAAAAGCATAACTTCGGACAACTAAACTTCAGGTAATGTATTGCAAATCTTGTCTTCAAGTCAACCCACTTCCGCGATGCGTAGAGCCAGGTGGCGAAATTATATTGACCGGGATTACCTTCCCCAATGATACCAACACGAATCTTTACGCGATTCTTTGGGACATTAGCAACAATCGGCAGAACCTATTCAACATAACCATTGATGGTTCAGGCGAAATAATCGAAACTGATGGCGTGGCTTCGACAGGGTTGAACCTTACCGATGCTTACAATCTGATGGGGCATAGCTACGAGCTTGAGTTCACCAATCTGAACCTTGAGTCTGTGACCGCCACTATTGATGGCACCAATACTTGCTGCATCAAGTTCACTACCTTGAAGCCATTGGTTGGTGATGGCGAAATCGAACTAACCACAGGCCAGTGCGATGCTTGAAATCCTGGCTGGCATAATAGTTTCGAGCTGCATCTCGGTCGGGGTGTATGTCTCGGCGCAGTTTAATAATTACGAGGCTTTTGATGATGAGCCTAAGATATTCCGCAAGGAGCGTATCGATGGGGCGATGATACTTTGGTGGTTGAGGTGGTACGGTTCGTATCTGCCTTACCTGATGAGAAAACCCCTGTACTTTTGTTTGCCTTGCATGGGTTCGCTTTGGTCTGTTCCTGCGCTTTTGTATCTATCTTTGCCGTGGTACTATTGGC